GTCTTCATACTGTACTCCTGCTTCTTTGAGAAGACCCTTGAAGACTGCCTCTACGATATCTCCAAGCATCATGTTCATTACGAATGTTGTTGGAAAGGGTAACGCTTTCTCCGGTTCGTTCTTCTCAAACCAAAGCTGACAAGTTGGTCTACCCACGTTTGACATACGTAGACCAAACTTATCTCGCTTGTTACCCCCACCAAACTGGCGTTGAAGTGCGTTCATTACATCTTGGCCTACCTGTTTAATGGTATCCTCTGACATTGAGGACTTACCCTTAACAGCGTTCTCCATGTACTGATGCACAGCCAGTTCAGCAGGGTGGTTCATTACGCTACCTCTTCAACTTCGATGTCAACGATGCCGTCAACGATAACCTCATCATCCTCGTCATCATGGGAGTTAGCTTTCTCTGCCCATGCATTGATGATGTACTCGTTGTAGTTGTTGACCCACTGCATGAAGTCACCAAACATGCCCTGCTCTTTGTCTGTAAGGTCAAGGGTCTTGGTTACGTCAAGAGACACGACTGGCAGGTAGAAGACTGCACCAGTAGGAATCTTACGCTCCTCTGTATTCGCAGTAATCATGTGCTGCACAGGCAGTCGCTTCATCTTAGCGAGTTGAGTAAAGGCACCACCCACGTTCTTGAACGCATCACGGTTCTCTACTTCCCAGATGAATGCAGTCTCATCTACGTCCACAGGATTGCCTGATGCGTCTGTGGCATTGACCAGTTCGACAGTGCCAAGCACAACACGAACACGCTTAATCTGCTTGATGAGTTCCTGTGTCTTCTCAGGCAGAGCCTTGAAGTCTTGGATGTAGCCAGCAGGTTTACCACAGTTGAACCCACCATCATTGTCCTTGAGGTCAATGTTCAGGTTGTCAGCCATGACAGTCTTGACATAGCGATTAGGACTATCGCCCATGCCACGGACAAAACGCTTGTACATAAAGCGTTGCAGATACGGACGAATCTTCACCGACTCTGCGTAGTACGTAGGTCCGTCTGGTACTTCCAGCTTGTATGTACCACCGCTGACCACTTCCATGTTCACGTTCTTGCCATTTACTTCTGCCTCACCCATGACAGGTGAGTGATTGATGCGTAGTCGGGCAAGGGTACTAGCTTGCTTACGCTCACTAGATGTCTCGTTGGCAATGCCCATTGCCTTTGCCATTGCGGCGTAATTGTTAGTGTCAATAGTTGTTAGTTCCATGCGTTTTATACTCCTTCTTTGAGTTGTAAAGCCATAGTTATATCACGACACATCGTGTGTGTCAAGCCAGTTGGGGCCAATTTTTGCCTCTAGTTCCAGAGGAACATTGAATACCAACCCCCAACGTAAGGTAATCAAGTCAGGCAATACTCTGTTAGTCTCTTCTATTATGTTGATAACTCTCCTTTCTTCGTCTGGATGAATGTCGATGACGATTGAGTCATGCACAGTGTTTACCACACATGATTGCATGCCGTCAAGTAGTTTATCAATGTGCAGCAGGGCCAAAGGCACAATGTCTGCGGTAGCAAACGACTGCACAGGGTAGTTCTTTATCTGTGTGAAGTTGCTGACCCTGCCACGACTGTTGCGTCGTACATCAGGGAAGGCAAACTCACGGCCAGATGGTGTAGTAATCTTGCCCGTGGCTATAGCTTCTTTAGCCAGTCGGGAGTGCCAATCGGCCACGCCTTGGTATTTCTGCGTGAAGTGTGTGTAGTATTCAGCTTCCGCTGGTGTTCTTCCAAAGCCAGTCGCTCCATATAACGGCGCGAATGTATGCGCTTTCGCAGTCTGTCTGTCCGTAGGCTGACCAGCATCGGTAATAACTTCAGCGGTGTATGAGTGTACATCAAATCCAGTAGACACTTCCTCAATTGCAACTCCATCCTGTGATAAGTATGCGGCAGCACGAAACTCAAGCTGTGCAAAGTCAGCTTCCATAATCTTACCGCCGTTAAACCGTGACACAAATACCTTCTTCACGGGGAAGGTGCCACCACGTGGCATGTTCTGCATGTTAGGGTCACGACCACTGAACCTTCCGGTAGCGGTCATGTGCTGTGTAAGACGTACATGCAGCTTGCCGTCTTGCTTGGTGTGCATACGAATGCCATCAACAAAGGATGACAGGTAGGTATCCACAGCAGATAGCCTACGTACCTTGGACAAGAAGTCTACTGCATCGTCCATACCCTTGGCTCGTGCAGCACCCTCAAGTGTCTCAAGGTTCTGCTTGCTTGTGCTGAAGCCGTTAGCACTTGCCCACTTGGCAGAGGGTGGCTTGAACTTCAGTCCAGCCAATTCTTTACCAGCCACAAGATGATAACCAGCCCCACCACATGATGTACATTTATTAGTACGGGCAAATGGTGTTCCATCTTTCTTTACCTTTCTTACTTGGCCGGAGCCATTGCACTCGCGGCACTGTGTTGCTTTGGTCTTGTACAGACGCTCTGTACCACCGGCAATGAGACTGCGGAAGTCAGGCTCAGACATGTATGGGTCAATAGCGTTGCCCCAGTACTGCTTGTCCAATACCTTGCGTCCATACACAACCCATGACAATTGCTCTGGGCTGTTCAGGTTGATAGGTGTGTCACCCATCAGAGTACGAACATGCTTCTGTAGACTGTCAATAAGTTGACGCTTCTCCTGTTCAAACTCTTGACGCACCTCATCTAGCTTGGCGATATCCACACTGAAGCCACGTTGATAGATACGTGAAAGGCACACAGCAACTTCATTAGTCAGGTCAACAGTACCACGCAAGCCGCTGTCTTCCTTACTATTAAGGCGAAGCATTAGCTTGTCAGATAGTTGCTGCGTAGCGTGTAAGTCAGCCGATAGGTACATAGTCAATTCTTCCCAAGGTATGTCACGTGTGCTATATCCCTTGGCGAAGTACTCCTTGAGTGTGTCCTGCTTCTTAGTGTCCAACTCGTAACGCTCTGCACATGCCTCAAGAGACAGTGGCTCCTTCTGTCCACGCTGCATGACGTACTCTGCCAGCATCGTATCAAACACAGGGCCATCATACTTGAAGCCTGATTCCCACAGCCACAACAAGTCGTGTGCTGCGTTGTGCATGATGAGTATGGTAGCTTTGTCTAGGTACTCTTGCACCATAGTATGTCCATAAGCATCTGCTGGTACCTCACTGTGGTCAAAGGTGGCGATACACTCTTCACCCGTGTCACTCAGCATTCCCACCATAGTCAGTGAGTTGTCAGGCTCAAACGGGTCAAGGTGTGTTTTGCCATCACGCTTGGTGACAGTATTCTCTACATCAAGTGTTAGCTTCATCCTTCGTACCTCGCTGTCTGATAGTTGAGTTCACAGTTTACCATACCATGCCAGCCATTCAACTTGTTCTTTACGATGTTGATGTGGCGTAGCGGACTGTCTTCTTCCTGACCCTCGACTGTTGGCGACTTACCAATCAGTATCATCAGGTCAGCTTCCGCAGCCTTGCCGGTACGGCTACCTTCCATCATGCTCTGGTTCAACTGTGCGCGGCCTTCTGCCTCTGCCGATAGCTGAGACATGTAGAACACAGCACAGTCATAGGTCTTGGCAATCTGCCGTGCATAGATAGCACATGCCTTGAGTGCTTCGTCCTGTCGTGCAAAGGAACCCTGCACACCAAACTTATCACCCATGTCAAGCACAAGGACATCGGGCTTGTACGACTTGCATACGGACTCAACCCATGCCATGTCCCTGCCACCCGCTTCCTTAATCTTGATGTTATCCATCACAGGTTGGTACAATGACTTAGCCATCTGCATGTTAGCCTTAACATCTCTAGCTGACATACCAGCGGCGGCTGTAAGATACCTAGCACCTACACGGTGGGTCGGCTCTTCATTACATAAGATGACACACCTTGCACCCTGAGATGCAAAGCCACCCGGTGCGGCAATCAAGCTGGCATGGAAGGATGTCTTACCTGTGTTAGGTCTAGCACCTACTTCGATAAGCTGACCACCGCTGATACCTTCTACCTTACGTGCTACGCTAGGTATATTGAAAGCCCATCGTGCTTCTAGTTCAGCCTTTGCCATGAGCGTTTCAATACTGATGTCATCCCACTCAATCTTTAAGTTAGGTGTGAAGTCATCACCATACTGCTCAAGCAGATTACGTAAGGCTTCTAATGTAGCGGCAGAACCATTGACCATATCGAAACCGATATTCGCAACGTCCTCACCAATCACCTGCTGGAATAGTTTAGACAGCACCTCTTGTGCTACGTCACCACCCATAGGCTGTTCACGCTTGATACTATTGAACAGGGATACATAAGCATTCTTCTGTGCTGTAGTCAGGGTTGGATTGTTTGACAAGAACAGTGCCTCAATCTCATCTGGTGTTACAGTACGTTCATACCTGTCCATAGCTGTATCAATAGCTTCCTTAATCTTACGTACGTCCTTACTGAACAAGCGGGTTGGGCAACGGGAACCTCTGTGGTCATCGTAGAACCCCTTGTCCATAAGACTTCTTATCAGTGATAATTCCATGTGGTTATTCTCCTATCTGTTTGCGGAGAGCGTCTAAGTTCTCCAAGTCTGTCGGGTTTCTATATTTTATATCATCAACCAACCTCAATACGCGAACATCCGGTACGTGTCCTCGTAGTTCTTTAGCCATCTGAAGCGTCTTCGGTAGTGCATCGGGGTCTAACGCTATGACTGCCGTTGAGAACTGTGAGAGATACCTTTTATGCGACTCTTGTAACGATGTTCCAAGAAGAGCAACCCCGACAAAGGAACCGTAACCAACAACGGCTGCACTCACACAGTCCTCAACAACAACTGCGACTTTACCATAGCCATAGGCATAAGGCAAGCCACTATTTCCATATCTTTTCCATTTAGGTATTCGTTTACCTAGTGTTCTGCCAGTAGCATCTACTAGCTTGCCATCATGTACAACGGGGAATACAACTCTGTCTTCCTTAACATCATACATCAGGTCATCAGCACTGATACCCCACTCAGCACACCACTTGAGTACCTGTGGATTATCACGATGCGGTACGATGTACTGAGGCAAGTCAAAGTTATCTTGTGCAAAGTCTTCGGCATCCTTGAAGCCACGCTTGATGTCATCCACAGTGAGGTGAACACGAGTGCCACCCGACACACCACAGGATACCTTGTAACAGTTCCATACAAGGCTACCCATGTTGTTAGTAACAGTGAATGTCTTGCTACCCTTACATGATGGACAGTTCATACGCTTAGTATGCCCATTAGGTATATCTAATTCACTTACTATGTTATATATACTTATCATAATATATCACTTTCGTTGCGGCAGTTAAGTGCTTTTACCATGAGATTTACGTGCTGTCAATGCATTATTAGCAGAGGCATACGTATTTTTCATGTAAGGTTTTACTGATTGAGGATTACTATGTCCTGTAACCGACATGATTTGTCCCATAGGAACACCTGCCTCAACCATCTGTGTTGTACCAGTCCTACGTAAGTCCATAAGACGTAGCTCATCAGA